CTAATACAAAGAATACAATAACGAGGATTAATATCATTTGTTGATTAGACATATATATATATATAAACTTATATATTTTTTTTAATAAAATTTGATTTATAGAATTATTAATAATAATAAATAGTTATAATGAATAAAACTCTTGTTATTGTTGAATCACCAGGTAAAATAAAGAAGATTGGAGAATATTTAGGTTCAGATTATATAATTAAGGCTTCTTATGGTCATTGTAGAGATTTAGATCCTAAAACACTATCAATAGATGTTGATAATAATTTTAAACCAAATTATATTATTGTACCAAGTAAAAGACAAACTGTAAGAGAATTACAAAGTATTGCAGCTGATTGCAAAGAAGTTATATTAGCAGCAGATGAAGATAGAGAGGGTGAGATGATTGCATCTAGTCTTGCTGATATACTTAAATTAAAGAATCCAAAGAGAATTGTATTTCATGAGATTACAAAAAAGGCTTTAAATGATGCAGTAAAGAACCCAACAACTATAAATTATGATATGGTTTATGCTCAACAAGCTAGAAGATTACTGGATAGATTGGTAGGATATAAAATAAGTCCAATCTTATGGAAAAATTTAGCAGGTGGGTCGTCAGCAGGTAGAGTACAATCTGTTGTCGTAAGAATTATTATTGATAAAGAAAATGAAATTAAGCAAAGTATAAGTTCACCATATTTTAAAACAGTTGGTGAATTTAATTATAAGAAATCTAAATTAAATGCTTCTTTAATGAAAGGAAAAGATGCTTATAGATTTTCTTCATTTGAAAAAGCAGAAAAATATTTGAATAAGATAGATAAAAAATGTGTTTTTAAAGTGAATGATACGAGTGAGAAAAAAGTTAATAAAAAAGCATCAGCACCATTCATTACTTCTACACTACAACAGGATGCATCTACTAAATTAAGATTTGCAGTTAAAAGAACTATGATGGTTGCACAAAAATTATATGAAGCTGGATTGATTACTTATATGAGGACAGATAGTACAAATCTATCAAAAGATGCGATGGATAATTGTGCTGATTATATTAAGAAAAATTATGGTGATAAGTATTCTAGTCCAAAAAAACATACAAAAAAAAGCAAGGGTGCACAAGAAGCACATGAGGCTATAAGACCAACAAAACTTCATTTGTCAGATATTACTGGTAAATTGGATACAGATGCTCAAAGGTTATATAGTTTAATTTGGAAAAGGACATTAGCAAGTCAAATGTCAGATGCTATTTTAAATATACAAACTATTAAAATGGATTGTCAGAAGAATAAAGAATCAGTTTTACCAAAGAAAACTTTATTTGTTTCTAGACTGGAAACAATTGATTTTGAAGGATTTTTGAAGTTATATAATACACATACATCAGAAAATGATTCAGGTTATGTTAAAATAAAAAAAGACACTGTAGTAGATATGAAATCATTAACTGTATCAGAAGAATATACAAAACCACCATTACGTTATAATGAAGCTGGTTTAATTAAATTTTTAGAAAAGAAAGGTATAGGAAGACCATCTACATATAGTAGTATTATTTCTAAAATAATAGAAAGAAAGTATGTAAAAGAGTCATCAGTAGATGGCGTTGAAAAAGATTCAAAAATTTTAAAATTAGATTCTAAATTTAAATTAAAAAAATCTGAAAAGAAAATAACAATAGGTAAAGAGAAGAATAAATTATTACCTACTGAAATGGGATTTAAAGTTACAGAATTTTTACTTAAAAATTTCAAAGAAGTTATGGAAATAGATTTCACAGCTAAATTTGAAAAATATTTGGATAAGATTGCAGAAGGAAAAGCAAAATGGTTTAATATTCTGGATACTTATTATAAAATGTTTAATCCAATTGTTGTTAAATTAACAGAAGAATCAAAACATATTACTAATTTAAATAGTACTGATAAAATGTTGGGTGTTCATCCTGAATCAGATTTAGAAATATTTGCAGGAGTGGGTAAATATGGACCATATGTAAAAATTTTAACAGAAAAGGATAGTAAAGATTGGAAATTTTCTGCTCTTAAGGATAAAAAAATAGAAGATGTAACATTAGAAGATGCGATTGAATTTTTAAAATATCCAAAATTGATTGGACAAATTTCTGGTGTTAATGTTTTTCTACATAAAGGTCAGTATGGATTCTATTTTAAAAAAGGTAGTGAAACTATGTCTGTTAAAGATAAGAATATGGAGGAATCAAAAATAGATTTAAATTATGCAAAAAAGATATTTGATAGTGGAGATCCATATGCTTTGAAAACATTTATTATTAAGAAAAGAAAGGTAAATTTAAAGAAAGGTCAATATGGATATTACTTACAAATTAAAGGTAAAGGTAAAAAGAAAAATAAAAATTTATCATTACCAGATGATATTGATCCAGATGAATTAACTAAAGAAGATGTTTTAGAATATATAGCCAATATTAATGGAACAATTCAAAAATCTAATAAATAAAAAAAAATGAAATTATTTTATGATATATAATAAATAAATTATATGTATAATGAATCAAAAAAATTATTAGAAAAATATGCTGAAGTTTTATATGACGAAATAAATTCGAATGAGATTAATATATTTAACATTCAAGAAGAAATAAAATATCATGCAGATATTTTAAATAACAATCAGAAGCTACTTAGATATAATTCATTGCAATTATATTCATTAAAAAATAATTATGATGAAAATAATGAAAGTTATTTTTTAAATGAAAAACAATTGTATGAATATAATATTTTCGAAGCTGACAAAAATATAAAATCATGTATTGATAAATTAGGATTTCACCAAAATTTAATGAGTGATAAAATTTTAGCTTATCATATAACACAAGATAAAATATTTTTTAAAAAATTTGTTATTGATATGATTAAAGAAAATGCAAGAATTGAATCAAATTTTTTAGATTTATATAATTTAAATATTAAATCTAAAAAATTAATCAAAGAGATATATCGAATAAAATCATTTGAGAAAATAAATGATAAATTTAATAATTTATATAATTTTTTCAATGAAAAAGAAAAATCAAAGGTCTATAATACTTTTAATAAGGTTAATAAATATTTAATATTGGAAAAAATTAAATTTACAGGATTTGTTAAGTTTCAGTCCGAGTTTAGAAAATGGATATGTATGAAAAAGTATAATTTTCTAAAAATAATTAGACTTAAAAAAATTAAGAATTATAATACGATTAAAATCCAATCATTTTACAGATGTTATATTCAAGGAAAGAAATATAATTTATTAAAAGAAGAGAAAAAGATTTCATCTTCAATTTCAGAATCAATTATTAAAAATTTAATAAATAGGACTATGAATATTATTAAGAAGAAAGAAAAAAAATTAAAAGAGGATAATGATCAAAATAAAAGTAAGATTGTTTACAATAATAAAGAATTATGTGAAGTAAAAGAAAAAGAAGAAGAAGATGTAGTAAATACTAATTGTATTTTAACTGAAAAACAAAGTAAAAAATACAACATATTTGTTAAAAAGAAAAAGAAAAAAAAGAGAAAGAAAAAGAAATCTAATGAAAAAAAATCTAAGACTATTGATAAAATTGATGATAAAGAATTTTATAAAGCTTTACAAGAATATAAAGAAGAAAATGAAAGGTTAAAAGTTTTAAGTGAAAAAGAGATTATTAAGACTAATTCTAATGAATCTAAAATTGAAACAAAAATCAAAGAATCTAAGTATAAAGATACTAAAAGTAATATTGAATCATTAATTTTAAATAATGAAAAAAATCAAATATTAAAGATGCATAAACAAATAATAAATGATACAAAAAAAACACATATAGAAATTAGATATATTTATGAAGACATGAAAAAGCATATTTTTTTCTCAGAAAATCAATTAAGAAAATTCTTAGATTTTATTATTCAAGTAGCAAAATTATCAAAAGGATTAAATTTAAATAAAATTGAAACAAATGATAGTTACAAATTTAAAATTATTTCAGCATTAGATAATTCTATAAGACTTAAAAACTTTTTAGTAAATCAAAATGCATTATATTATAAAATGTGTTTCGATTTATTATTGATGAGATCTGATTTACTATTCATTTTAAAATTAATGAAAAGAGATTTCAACGATTATGAAGATGATAAACTGGACAGTTCTTTCGGTGCTATAATAAATTATCCTTTTAGTAGCGAGTCATGTACATTTTTAGAAGAATTAATAAAATATTATGATGATAGTACTGGATTAGAATTTAAAAAAGTTTCTGTAGATAAAAAGGCTACTTTTACATTAATTCAGATATTATTTTCATTTTATCATATAAATTTTCATAGGTTATACAATTACATAAGAACTTGTGCGAATGTTGAATTTTATACAAGACCAATTTCATATGATTTTAAACCAAAATTAAAAGATCAATACACTCGTTTAAAAAAAAATTTGATTTTTGATTGGGAAGTATTGTGTAAAGCTAAAAATATTAGTAAAGATTTATATTTAGAGAAAGAATATACAAATTGGAGATTAATAAAATAGTTTAATTTAACATTTATTAGAGTTAATACATTTATTGCAATGATTAAATGTATTACAATAATAAACCCATTTACTTATGTATTCTACATTTTTTTCTCTACATTTTTACAATTACAATTATTATTATTTTAAAATTTTATTATCAATACATATATTTAAATTAATATTATTACAATACTTAATTATGGCATTATTATTTGAATAATCTTTGTAATTACCACTACCTAAGCATTGTTTAGTTTTAGAATCATAGCAAGGCCATGGTATTTTACATTTACAACTTCTCTGTGTATGTTTCTTTTTATTTTTTTTAATTGATTTATATACAAAATTTTTACAAGGTTGATAAGACCATTTACTTCCGTCTTTTTTTGCATACGGTCCTTTATTATTACCATCTATTCTACATATATTTTTAGATTTTTTATTTAGGTAACACCATAATTTACCTTTACTTTTTTTACATTTATTTAAACAATGATATTTATAATTACATTTTTCTTTAGGTTTTGCTTTTATTGCTGCTTTTTCAACAGCTTTAGTTTGTGTTTTCTTTCTAGCAACATCTTTTTCTACTACTTCGGTAGTTGGTGTTTCAGTAGTAGATGCTTCAATAGTTGTTATAGTATCAGTAGTAGGTGTTCCAGTTGTTGTAGTTTCAGTAGTTGATGCTTCAATAGTTGTTATAGTATCAGTAG